CTTTTTATACCAATGCTGGCGGGGCTGTTGTCAATTCAACATTTTCAACGAAAGAAACTCAATTTATTTTGAGGTATTTCACTTAATCACACCAGATTAGTGTGATCGGACTAACGAAAGGAACTTAAATGATTACGAAACAAACAGTAATAGACCAGATTACCGTTCAAGAGAACGGCATCATCCTGTATCGGGAAGCCACTCGCATCATGGAAGACGGTAAGGAACTCACAAAGACCTATCACCGCACATCCCTAACACCAGGACAAGACCTCACAGGGCAACCAGAGAAGGTGGTAGCGATTGCTCAAACAGCGTGGACACCAGAGGTTGTAGCAGCCTATGAAGCAGCGCAGCAAAATCAAATCGGAGTTCAGCCATGACAACTTTTACTTGGACAATCTCTGCGCTCAACTGCATCCCGCAAACCGCTGAGGGGCAAGATTATGTGGTTACGGCGCACTGGCAATGTACAGGCGCTGATGGCGCTTACACAGGTCAGGTATACAGCACTTGCTCATTCCCAGTGGAGAGCAAAACAAGCTTTACACCTTATGCTGACTTGACGCTCAATCAAGTGCTTGGTTGGATATGGGCTAATGGTGTGGATAAAGACGCAACTGAGGCCGCAGTAGCGCAGCAGATTGAAAATCAAATTAACCCACCTATCGTTACCCCACCACTTCCTTGGAGCCAAGCATGAACGACCAAGACGTAACCGTAAAACTTTCCCTGATGAACAACATCATCGGGTATCTAGGCACACGGCCTTATGGTGAAGTGTTTCAGATCGTACAAGCCATTCAAGAGCAAGTAGCGCCACAACTTCAAGTAGCCTCTGAAGTAAAAGCGGAAGAGTAGATGGACGACAAAACCCACGAGCTAGCTGTACTCAAAGCGCAGGCTAAGATTCGGCTTGAAGAGCTTAAAGCACAAGACTCGGCCAAAGAAGTAGCAGGAAAAGCCATTGGCGAAGATGGGCTGCTTTATATTTTCTTAATCGTGCTCGTGGGTGTTGGTGCATCTCTTTTCCTTGATGGCGAGAAAATTGCCGCTGTAATGGGTCTTCTTGGTGCTTCACTTACTGCACTTATTCAAATGCTGAATGGGATCGCAGGTACTGCACCGAAGCAGGAAAAGCCTGAGTTTGAAGTCATCAAGGATCTCATTACACGTTTGGACAAGCTTGATCGTGCCGAGCCACCCATGCAAGTTGATGTTGAAGGCAGCAAGGTAACGGTCAAGAAAGGTGCCGACATCGTAACGGCTAAGGGGTAATTATGTTTGAGCTACTTAGCGGCGGTCTTTTAGGCTCCATCTTCGGCGGCATCTTTCGGCTTGCCCCCGAGGTTTTGAAGTTCTTGGACAAAAAGAACGAACGTCAGCATGAACTCAGCATGTTCCAACTTCAGACCGATCTGGAGAAGATGCGCGGTGAATTCAAGATGGAGGAGAAGTATGTTGACTACTCCATTCAGCAGATGGACACGATTAAAGAGGCTTTTAAAGAACAGGCTCAGACTGCTAAAGAGGCAGGATGGCTTGCAAGTTTCATTACTGCTATTACACGCCCCGGTCTTACTTGGATTGCATTTGGCGTATACGTGGCTGTTAAAGTCGCGGGGTTAACGATTGCCTTCCAGACCAACGCGAACTGGGCCGAGGTCTTAACCAAGTCCTATGACGAGGACGACTTTGCCATGCTGAACATGATGCTTACGTTCTGGTTTGTAGGACGATCAATTGAGAAGTACAACAAAGGTGGGTAGTCGTGGAAGCCTTGATCGATTCCCTCGCAAGGGTTTGGTTCTTGGGGGTTGCGCTTGTTGGCGTGGCCGTTTATGCCGTGACCATTAAGACTCGGCTTGATTACTTGGAGAAGGACCACGATAGGCAGATTCACGCGCTTTGGGAACACGTCAACCGATTGATTGCTGAGAAATCTGGTGAATGAGGCTAAGAAGCTTTGCAAGGATGTATTAATTAAGCCTTTTGAAGGGCTGGCAAAGCGTTTGCCTGACGGACGTGTAACAGCTTATCCCGACCCCGGAACCCGTGGACATCCTTGGACAATCGGCTGGGGTGCAACTGGCCCTGAAATTAATCCCGGCACGATCTGGACGATTGAGCAGTGTGAAGATGCGCTGGATCATCACGTTGAGTACTTTGTCAGGGGGCTTTTTAAGATGTCTCCCAAACTTCAGACTGCATTACCAAGACGCATTGCCGCCGTGACAAGCTGGGCTTACAATTGTGGCTTAGGGAACTATCGGGTTTCCACGTTCAAGAAACGTATTGATGCAGGGGACTGGGATGGTGCAGCAGACCAATGTATGCTCTGGAATAAAGCTGCCGGTCGAGTTCTTCCCGGCCTTACCCGTCGCCGTGCGGCAGAAGCTGCCTTAATGAGGTGATCGATGCCATTCCTCAAACTGAATTTTAGACCAGGGGTCAACCGCGACCAAACGAGCTATTCCGGCGAAGGTGGTTGGTATGAGTGCGACAAGATTCGATTCTTTTCAGGCTACCCACAAAAAATAGGTGGTTGGGAAAAAGCTAGTACTTATTTTTTCTTTGGTGTTTGTAGGCAGTTATTTAACTGGATCACTTCCTACAGTGATAATTTACTTGCTCTAGGTACAGATAGCCACGTTTACATAGAAGCTGGTGGTTATTATTACAATATAACCCCCCTAGAAACTGCCGGTACGACAACAAATACCACAACGTTTACGGTTACAAACGGATCTTCCATCATTACGGTTGTAGACAGTAGCTGCCCAGCAAATCGCGCAATAGGCGATTTTGTTACGTTTAGCGGAGCGGCTAGTCTTGGCGGAAATATAACAGCCGCAGTGCTTGACCAAGATTATGAAATAACAGAAATAGTAAGCGCAACGTCTTACAAAATATCGGCAAGGTCTTCAAATTTAAATGCTGTTGTTCCTGTAGTAGCCAATAGTTCGGACTCTGGAACCGGTGGAGGTGCGGTCACTGCTAAATATGCCATCTCTTCTGGCTATACCGTAACCACTTATGGATATGGTTGGGGTACTGGAGGTTATGGATCTTTTAGCTGGGGGTACGGAAGCAACGCGCCTATTGTTCTACAACAGCGAGATTGGTGGTTTGATAATTTTGACAACGACCTCGTAATGAATATCCGTAATGGAGCGATCTATTACTGGGAGCGGGGGACATTACCAAACCCATCGACAGTTCTAGATACTCGCGCAGTTCCTCTGTCTAGCCTTACAGGTGCTAGTGGCGTGCCTACTACTGCTATGCAGACTTTAGTGTCTCAGAACGACAAACATCTTTTGGCTTTTGGTTGTCAACCTTATGGTGGGGCGGTGACTGATTTTGATCCCTTGCTTATTCGTTGGGCTAATCAAGACGAGCCGCAAAATTGGACTCCGTCAACATCTAATTCTGCTGGATTTATCCGGGTTTCTAGAGGCTCGGAAATTGTCCGTGCGTTAGCGACGCGCCAAGAGATTTTGATTTGGACAAACTCCAGTCTTTATTCGATGCAGTATCTGGGCACGACCGATGTGTTTGGGCTGCAAGAATTAGCTGACAACATCTCTATTATTGGGCCGCGTGCAGTAGCTACAGCAAACAACGTCACGTATTGGATGGGGCAGGATAAGTTCTATGTATATACAGGTCAGGTGCAGACGCTGCCTTGTACCTTGCGTCAATACGTCTTTCAAGATATAAATTTAAACCAATCAGACCAAATTGTCTGCGGGAGTAACGAAGGGTTTACCGAGATTTGGTGGTTTTATCCAAGCGCAGAGTCAACGTGGAATAACCGTTACGTCATCTTTAATCATTTAGAAAACGCTTGGTACTACGGCGAAATCGTTCGTACAGCTTGGCTAGATACCGCGCTCCGTGGTAACCCAATTGCTTGTAAAACAGGTGAAAATGAAGATATAGGTTACGTATACGCGCACGAAGATGGAGTCAACGACGACGGCGCTCCCATGACTTCTTACATCCAGTCTTCTGATTTTGACTTGGGTGACGGAGAGCAGTTTATGCTGACTAGACGGTTACTGCCTGACCTTAACTTTACGGAATCGACAGCCGCTTCACCGACCGTAACGATGACCATGCGTCCTAAGAGGTTCTCAGGAAGTGCTTACGCAAACACTGCGTCGGATACTCAGAGTGTTATTTCTAGTAGCGCAACGATTGACCAGTACACAGATCAGGTGTTTATTCGTGCCCGTGGTAGGCAGATGGCGTTAAAGGTAGAGTCCACCGAGTTAGGAGTGCAATGGCAGCTAGGTTCGCTTCGTCTTGACGTACGCCCGGATGGTAAGAGATAGTCATGGCGCTTGTTGGGTTCAGGGCACCTGCGCTACCGCTACCGCCTCCACAGTATGACGTACGTCAGCAAAACGAGTTTATTCGTGCGTTGCGTTTGTACTTTAACCGTTTGGATTCGTTGTCTCCTAACGAGGCACAGTCTTATCGTGCGAATCAATTTATTGGTGGATCATTTAGTGGAGGCAGTGTAACCGCAAGCACGCTTTCGGGGTTTGGATCTGGACTGGTTGTACCCTACGGCGCGTTTCAAGATAGCACTGATCAAATTGCTGCGAATACAACAACTGCTTATCCAGTAACGTACAACACGACTGATTATTCAAACGGAGTTTTTGTTGAGAATAGTTCAAGAATTACTCCTTATGTAAGCGGGTTATATAATCTTCAATTTAGTATTCAACTCGTTAATACTGATGCGCAAATTCATGACATAGATATTTGGTTTAGAAAAAACGGTACAAACATAGCGAATTCAAATTCTAGATACTCCGTGCCAAACAGTCATGGTGGTGTAGATGGGCACTTAATTGCCGCACTTAATTTTTTTACAGAGTTAAACGCCAGAGACTACGTAGAAATCATGTGGAAAACTGACGATGTCGCTGTTAGTATCCAAACGTTACCTACCTCGTCTAGTCCAAGTAGACCAGCCATTCCTTCTGTAATTGCAACGCTGTCATGGGTTTCTGCTATTCCTAACCGATTCGTAATTAACCCAACAAAGTCTCTTACACTAGCTGGTTATGCGCCAACTGTAACTATTGCGTGAGATAAATAATGGCACTTACACTTCCTGCTGATTGGGCGGACCCAACAAAATACGACGCTCAGAAAAAAATTAATTGGTTTAACGCCAACGATATAACAGCAAAAGATTTAGAGAGTGCTGGTATTGACGAAGGTACCATTACTTGGATGCTTGCTAACGGGCTAAATAAAAAGCCCAGTGCAACGCAAGAAAGTGCGGTTACCGCAGATATAGCCCAAGATCTTTACTCACAGGCTAACGATGCGTACACCGCTAGAATTAATGCTTTAGCAACTGCTACAGGACTTGCGAAATCCACGGTTGCCGCCAGAGTTAATCAAGGTTTTAACGATACCCAAATAGCAGCTTTGGCCCAACCAAACACTGGGACTACAAACACCACAAACACCACAAACACCACAAACACTGGAAACACCACAAACACTGGGACGACAAACACTACAACTACTACAATCCCCACAACTACTACAAATACTGGGCTTGGTGCGGCTCTTAGTGCGGTTGCCGCAGATATACCAACCTCAAGCAGAATCTACAACATCGGTGGGTTGCAGTGGAACAGTGGTGCTAGCTTAGACACCAAACGTGGATATGTTCAGAATCTGTTGAAGATGTACACCCCGGACCAGATTAAGTCCATTATTAAATACAACGATCCGGCAAATGCTACAGATGCAGCTTTTCAGCTTTTGGGGTTACCAGCAGGTGCGCCTACAAGCCCAGTGCCGACAGGTTTTAATGCGCCTTATCAAGCGCCAACACAACTAGCTCCGTCGCGTGGGCTAGGTCGGCTTGTATCGGAATATGTAGGGCAACCCAACTTAAGAACGATGACTCGTTCTATTGGGCCTAGTGGTATGGGGACGCTAACGGAGCAGCCCTCCGCAGGATTGTCTTATGCAACTCGTCCGGGCGGTATTGGAGAGTCTCAGTACTTTAAAAATATTGCTAACTACTTTGCAAACCCATCGATAACACCGCAGTCTGTTGCGTATGAAATGTCTCGGTACAACATCCCAGAGACTGATATCCAAGCCGCTATTGGTTTGACACCTACACAGTTCTTTGCTCAAAAACAATTAGCCGCAGAAAGAACGGCGGCTATAAACGCTGCAAAACAAGTTGCACCACCGCAGGTTAATGCGTTAGCTGCCCCTTCGTTAACTTATGGTGGGGCACCTAGTTCTGTAGGAACAAATACGGGAGGCGCAGGTAGTACGGTTGGCGGTGCGGGTAATACGGTTGGTGGTGCAGGTAATACGGTTGGCGGGGAAGGATCTTCGTTTATCGGTGGTGGCGCAGGCGGTATAGGTGTTGGTGGTGGTATAGGTGTTGGTGGTGGCGTAGGTGGTGTAAGTGATGCTGGCGGTACTACAACTGGCGGAGTAGATAAAGATTATTTTGACTTAGGGTATTTAGATATACCTGGGATATTGTTTGGAGAACGTGAAGGACCGGACGCGCCTATTAGAGAAGCGGGTACTCCAGACACACCTCCAGGAGGTGGGGGAACTCCACCAACAAAAGAAGACCCTTTTGCAGATGATGTAGTGCAAACTTACGCTGGCGGACCAATAGCCCTTGCCGAAGGTGGCAAAACAGAAATGGCTGGGGAGAAGAAGTTCTCGTTTGAAGACTTTGGGCTTACTCCCGCTACGGTAGAACTAGCGCGTAAGCAGGGTGTTTTTGATGTGCCGCGTAATGTTTTATTTGGCCCTGAGCTTAAAGGACTAGAAGCTGCTGCGCGTGCAAACATGAGTCCTGCCGACCAAGAAGCGGCGTTACGTCATTTGATGCTTAGACAAGGACGGACCGGTGCTGAATACTTCCCAGCAACCATGTTTAAGTCAGTAGCTCCAGCTACAAGCGGTATTCGAGGGCTTTATCAATACGCCGAAGGCGGTGGTGTCGGTCGTGGTCTAGGCAGTATTGCCATGAAAGGCTACGCTCAAGAGATGGCACAAAAGGGTCGGTTTGGCGACACAATGCTAGCTCACATTAGCCCCGAAGAAGCTCAGATGCTACAAGCCGCAGGTGGTGCGGGTACTATAAATCCACAGACTGGCCTGCCTGAGTACTTCAGTTGGAGGAAAGTATTAAAGACTGTAGGTAAAGTTGCTCCGTTCATAGCGCCGTTTATCCCTGGGTTAGGACTTGCTACTAAAGCACTAATTTCTGGTGTTGCTGGCGGTCTTGGCGGCGAGAAAGGTTTTGACTTTAAACGCGGTCTGATGTCAGGCTTGATGTCTTATGGCATTGGCAGTGCCGCACAAAATCTTGGGCTTACAAGCGGAGCCGCACCCACAGGTGCAGGAGCAGCACCACAGGCAGCTATTGATACGGCTAGTCGGTTTACAGATCCAAATCTTATGGCTGGAAATGTAGGGAATAGTGTGATGTTTGGTGGTCCTTCTACGTTACCTGTTGCCCCAGAAATATCCACAGTACCTACTGACTTTGCAAAAGAAATAATGACTCCGAGTATGCCTACGGCTGATTTAGGTGCTTTCAATGCTTCTCCTGGCACACCCCCAGTTACTCAACCTTCTGCGCTAGACACCATTAAAGACAAAGCAGTTGCTGGATTTGAAAAATTTCAATCAGTGGCAGATCAACCCATAAGCACATTGTATGCGGTGCCGATGGCAATTAGTGCAGCCGGTATGGTGTCTGAAGGTGACAAGTACGCACAGGCTATGGCCGCACAAGAAGAGGAAGAAGAACGTAAAAAACGCCGTGGGGCAGATTTGTTTGCCGAAACACTTGGACGTGTGCCGTTCCGTGCAGCTTCAGGTGGTATGGCTGGGCTTGGCGCACTTGCTGCGGGGGGTGCCACTGGGCCTGCTAACGAACCACGCACAATAAATGGCGCAGGGGATGGCATGAGTGATAGTGTGCCTGCTACCATCGAGGGTGTTCAAGAGGCGCGTCTTGCCGATGGAGAGTTTGTGATCCCTGCCGATGTTGTTGCAGATCTAGGTAACGGCTCCAGTAACGCTGGGTCTAAGAAACTTTACGCCATGATGGATCGAGTTAGAAAAGCACGACATGGCACCACAGAACAACCGCCCGAAGTAGACACGGGTCGTTTGATGCCTGCTTGAGGAAATAACTATGAGCACTACGCAAACAATTACCACCGCAGCCGAGATACCAAAAGTCCTAGAGCAGTTTTATCTAGGAACCGGCAAAGAAGGCGAAACAGGCTACAAACCAGGACTAATTGGTCGTGGTGTATCTGAAATTTTTAGAATAACCGGGGAAAGACCTCAAGGGCTAACAGGCCAAGCTGCTTATCAAGAGCAATATGCTCCACTGTTCCAAGCAGGGCTAATGGGCAGAGGCAGCGTTGCTGATCTTTCGCCTTTCCAACAAGCGGTTGGACAACAGCTCGGTACGATGGGTACGCCTGGGCAATATCAACTAGGTACACAGGCTGGGCAAGCAGCGGCATCAGGACTGCAAGCACTCCAAAACTATCAGGGGCTAGGCGTAGCTGGGCCACAGCTAACTACTTATCAACTTGACCCCGCTAGGCAGTTCAGCGCCGCCGAAGTTCAGAATTACATGTCGCCGTACATGCAGTCGGTTGTGGATCGTCAACAGGCGGCGGCACTTAAATCAGCTAGAGAAGCACAGTTAGGACAGAATCTTGCTGCGGCGCGTCAAGGCACTTATGGTGGTGCTAGGCAAACACTACTCCAAGGTTCAAGAGAAGCAGGACTTCAATCAACACTGGCGGATATTCAAGCTAAAGGTCTACAGTCTGCGTTTGAAAATGCTCAAGCTCAGTTTGAGCGGGATCGTGCAGCACAAATGGGTATCGGTAGTCAGAACCTGCAAGCAGCACTTGGGGTTCAGCAGCTCGGTGCAGGGCAAGATCTTCAGGCGCAATTAGCAAATCAGGCAGCACAGCAGCAGGCTGCACAAACTAGGCTGGGTGCGGCCCAAGGACTTGGTGGGCTAGCAGGTACGTTCGGTCAGCTTGGTACACAACAACTTGCTGGTCAGCTTGACGTACTCAAGACACAAGGTGCGTTTGGTGATTTACAACGTGCTATTGAGCAGCAGAAAATGGATGCTCAGCGTCAACAACTTACAGATCAAGCACAATATGGTATGACTCAAGTGGGTCAACTCTCTAATCTGTTGCGGGGTATCCCGATGCAGGGTTCCACACAAACGGCAACTACACCCCCACCGAGCTTTGCTAGTCAGTTAACCGGCTTGGGCTTGACAGGGATTGGGCTGTATAACATGCTTGGCGGGGGTAAAGGATGAGCCTTCGGACACTAGAAAAAGCGGTTAATAGGACCGCAGATCGTACGGTTGGTGACATTGTTGCCACTTACGGATCTAACGTGCAACGCCTGAAGATGGACGCTGCTGCGGGAAAGATTGACCCCACGACTGCACTCATGGCGATGATGACGATCCAACGGATTGTCGCTGCAAACACTCAACCACCATCCGGTACGACAGTCGCTCAAGACACTGGAATGGCACCGCCCCCACAACCCGCTATGCCTCCGCCTGCTGCACCGCAACAAGCTCCAGTCGGTATGGCCTACGGCGGTCAAGTTGCTGTCAGTAATAACCAAGTGCCGTCACCTGCGATGGAGCGTGGCATCTCCGGCCTACCCGTACCTGACAACATGTTTGACTATGCTGATGGCGGCATGGTTGCATTTGCTGGTGGTGGGGACGTGCAGCGGTTTCAGAATCAAGGGGCAGTAAAACTTGGACAGCCTAGCGATTTACGACTAGCGGGATTTACTTGGGATCAACTACCTGTTGAAGATAGTGGTATGTACGGCCCTATGACCCGTGGGATTACTGAGTTGTTCTCTCGTCCAATGAATCAACGTAAGAAACGTGATCCTAATACAGGGGAATATATTACCTATAGTGAATTCATAGAAAGAGCCGGTCAACCACAACGTGGAGCTATGCCGCAAAATATGTCCGCTGATATGCAGAAATATTTGCAGCAGTATGAACAAGGACAGCGCGGCACAATGACAGCTCCTCCTGGAGCCGATGCTACGGGTAGACCCAAGATTGATCCGTTTGCTAATAGGACAGCAGATCAGGGACAGACTCAAGCAAACAAAGACGCTGTTAAACAAGCTGTGGCAACTACAGGTCTTTCTTCAACTGTGCCTTCATTACCTTTTGTGGGATCAGGCCAGACTGGTGACTTTGCTGCATCTCCAGAAGAAAGGGCTAGAAGCCTTGTAAATGTGGCTGGGCTACCAAAGCCAGAAGCTTTGACTGATGAAGCTGCTTTAGAACGAATAAAAACAATCGAAGAAAAATCTGGGGTTGACCCTAAATTTTTTGAAAAGATACAAAGCCGCATAGACACAATGAGGGAAGAGGCTAAGACAGATAAAAAAGAGGCAGCTAACATGCGGCTTCTTGAGGCTGGTCTTGGCATACTTGGCGGGTCTTCGCCTTATGCTTTTGTCAATATTGGTAAGGGCGCTTCTGAAGCTGTTAAAGGATTTGGGCAAGATCTTAAGGATTATCAAAAAGCCCGTCGGGAACTTGATAAATCTGAGATGGAACTCAAGTCTGCCGAGCAAACAGCAGCTCGTACAAAATCTGCAACTGCTCTTAGTATGGTTGAGCGTAGGCAAGACAAAGTGGATGCTGCCAAAACTAAAGAAGCCGAGCTTTATTCAACTGCTGTTAACTCGTTCTATAACCTTGATGAAAAAGCTAGAAGTAGAACCAGTGGTGAAAATATTGCTATGGCCCAGTTGCAAGCTAGAAGAGATGAAGTTAAAGCGCAGCTAGCCCAATCTGACAGACGTATAGCAGAGGAAAGAGAAGCTAGACTTGAAGCTAAAGGTTTGTTAGCGGATCAAAAATATGTTGAAGGGTTAACAAGAGCAGAAAAAGCCGCGACTGATTCGTATGATGCTCGTATTAAAGCTGTGGAAACAGCTATGAGTAATCAAACAGCAGCACTCACTCCTGACTTTTTAACCTCTCAGCAAAATAAACTTGACCAACTTATTGCTCAAAGAGCAGCCGCTGCGAAACTTGCTAGAGAAAGATACATAAATGATTATAGAACCGGTAGACCGTCACAGAACAACGCCGCTTTATCTGCTGCCGATAGAATTGCTGGGATAGGAAGATAAAATGGATCGGCTATCTGCTTATGCAAAATGGTTGATTGAAAACGAAGATAAAAAAGGCACCTCTGATTTTGAAACAGTTGCGAATGCCTATAGGTCTTTGAGAGGGCAACCAACCGATTCTCTTGCAGAGGCCCAACGTGTTTATGATGAGCTTCATAAACCTAAAGAACAACCAGCGGCAGAGCCAAAACCAGAAAAACAATCTGTTCTACGTCAAGTAGCAGACGTACCTATTGGTATAGCACGCGGTGCCGCACAGGGTATCCGCATGATTGCGGATGCTTTTGGACCTGATAATGTTGTATCGCAAGCCTACCGTGGCATGGAGGATATGCTTGGTGAGCTGTACTCGGCACAGGCTAAGAATGACCAGAAGAAGATAGCCCAGATCATGAAAGATGCCGAGGATAAAGGCATCGGTGATCAGCTTGTTGCCGCAGTCCAAGCCTTTGCTACTGCGCCTGTTGATATGCTCTCCCAAGCTCTTGGCACTGCCGCACCGATTGTTGCTGGCGGTCTTCTTGGTTCAGTAGCTAGGTTAGGAGCAACGGGTATTGGCGCAGTACAGACTGGACTCGGCGCGGCGATGGGTGCAGGTACTGTCAAAGGCACGATTTACGAAGCTGTTAAAAGTGCGCTCACAGATTCTGGAGAAGATCCCAAAGTTGCCGAGCGTAAAGCTCGTGAAGCTCAGTCCTACACAGGAGAAAACTGGGGCCAAGTTTTAGCGGGTACGGTGCTTGGTGGTATAGCCGGTAAGATCGGTGTTGAAGATCTTCTCCTAAAACGCTTTACTCAGAAGGCAGCTCAAGAAGGAGTTGAGGCTGCGGCACCTGGGTTATTACGTCGTTCGGCTACCGCAGGGGCTACTGAAGCTGTGCCTGAAATGGCGCAGGCTGGTCAAGAACAATTAGCTGAGAATGTTGCACTGCAACGCGCAGGCTTTGACGTTCCTACGTTTAGAGGGGTTGCAGGGCAAGCAGCCCTTGAAGGTTTGGCAGGTGCAGGACTAGGTGCAGGGTTGGGTGCATTGCCTGGGACTACGCCGCGTGACCAACAAGCTGAAGAGTTTCGTCGTACGTTAAAAGACCAAGAACAAGAAACGACGACTGAAGAAACTGACGAAGCCCAGAAGAAAGCTAAGAAGTTAAAGCTTGAAGATCTTGATCCTGCACAAGTTCAAACTACACTCAAAGACTTAGAAAGGTTCACTATTGACCCAGAAGCCCTAAAAGAAAGGGGCGTTAAGAATGAGATCAAGAATAGTCTTCGTCTTTTAGGCTTGCCTGAAACGCAAGTTAAAGGTTTTTTACGCGCCAAAAATAACCAAGAATTAGTCAATGCGCTGACTAAATTTTTGACGCCTAAACCAGCTACAGAGGAGAAACAAGGTGAGCAACTTGACCAAGTTGACCAACAGCCAAGTGGAACAGGCACTGATCTATCTGTCAGACCCGGAGGTGAAACCACTACCGGAAGAGCTGCACCACCTTCTACCGACGGAATGGGGAGTGCTACAGATGCTTCTCAGCAGGTTGGAGTGGGAGCGCAACAACCTGACATTGCATTAGCCCAACAACAAGCCCCTGCAACTCAACAAGGAACCCTCAGTGTCGTTACGTCCCCTGAAGCCCAGCAAAAAGAAGAAGCAAGAGAAGAAGCGCCTGCTCAAGGAGCAGCAGTGGCAGGTGCCGCTGCAACCACAACCGAACCCGTTGTTGAAACTAAACCAAAAGACTTAAGCGATAAAAGAGCTGCGGCTAAAGCTGCGCTTGAAGCTAGAAAAAAAGCTGCAAAAAATAAAGGTGCTGTTTCAATTGGAGCTAATGAAGAAGCTCGCTTAAAAGAAATTGAAGAGACCCTGTCTGAAGAAGAGCTAGATTTTGTTAATTCAGTAAGAGATGAATTAAGGCAAAACAAACCAATAGACCCAGAAGATTTTAATTTTGCGTCAGAAATACTAAGACCGTTTGACCAGACAAGATACGCTCAGCAACAAGATCGCATAGCAGCCCTTTATGAAGACGCTGCCGCAAGAGGATCTAAGAGTTTAAAAACTCGTGGGTTGCCTAAACTGTTCCGCGATTTAACGACTGAAGAAATAAAAGCTGGCGAAGAAAAGGGTGGCAAATTAACGGCTGATGAACGTGAAGTTTTTGTGGATGCCTTGGGTAAAGATCTGACCCCAGCAGGCGCTACCAAAGCCTTAGCTAAATTATCTGACTACCGCGACAAGAAAAAATCTTTTACTGATGAAGCAGGGGCGCGAGCAGATATAGTAGCTAATTCAATAGCAGCTTACGAAATAAATCGTAGGATTGAATCAAAACTACGTAAATTAAATTTACCTTCGTTTGTTGAACTCACTGAAGATGAACAACAAGCCTATCTTGGCGAAGCCCCTCTTAAAGGTAAAGTAACGGGCGAGCAAGTAATAAAAGGTTTTGATGCGATACAAAACTATAATGAATCTTTAGGTACTGAAGAAGTAACTAAAGAAGAATTAGATGAAGGTAAAGCAGAAACTGCATACGGTAAAGCTCAACGTGAGATCCAAGCAGAAAAACTTGGTATGGCTGGTACTGAATTACCTACTGATATTTCAGAAGCAGCTAAACAGGGTAATTTAAAAACAGTAATTGATTACTTAGCTAATTTAGCTAAAGGTTATCAGAAAAAGCAACCGTATACAGGCACTTCGTTTTTACAAGCTGTTACTGGAGGTACTCGGTTATCCGGTGCTATTAATAGAGGTATTGCTTCACTTATACGTGACTTAGGTGGTATCGACACAAAACTTAGATATATACCCACACTATCTAAAGACCCATCTACTCGCGCAGAGGCAGCGCGTCTTTTGAGATCTGAAGGCAAAGCCAGCACATTTATTGCGGAATACGACCCACGCACAGATACTCTTACTATTACTGATAGGGCATTAAATGAAACCGCCCTGATGCATGAACTTGTTCATGCTGTCACCGTTAAGATGATGTATAAATATCTTACGGGTAATAGAGCGGGGATGTCAGATACTCAAAAACAAGCTGCTCAAGACATAATTAAAATATACAACGCGGCAAAAAGAAACCCTGGTATAAAAGGTAGTTTTCCAAACGCGTTTGAAAACGTGTATGAGTTTATATCTTACGGATTGTCTGATCCTAATATGCAGACCGTCTTACGTAAGATGCCTTCGCCCATGCCTACAGCAAAATTACCAAGTACATGGAGTACTTTGGTTGATAGGATAGCGGACTTGTTGGGTATAAAAGGGCTTTTAAAAACCCTACGTATAACGCCAAAAGAATTTGTACCTACTAGAAAACGTGAGTTGTATGACAGTATTCAGGCTTTGCGGGATACTGTCGAAGAAAGAGTTGAGCCTACTCTAGAAAACGTAGAAGCACTTGAAGAATTAGAAGCAATTGCAGAGGAAGAGTATCAAATACCAGACATAGAAATCGAACAGATTGAATACGGTAAAAGTGGGCGCAAAAAAGGAGAGAAACGTCCTAGCGAAAAGCCACAAAAAATATCTAAACAAGAATATGAATCAAGAATAAATCGTCTTGTGGATGCTGCCATCATTGCTGGCAGAGGTGACACTTCTGCTGTGCAGACTGACGTAGCTAGTGTAGAACTAAATGAACAAAACGCTCTGTTTGACCTCATGGCAAACTTTGAACAAATTCTTAGTGCGCCAGAAGCCATACCAGAGTTTGATAAGTCTTTACAAATAACTGATGCCGAGGCTCAAAAAACTATCAAAGAAACGGGTAATCGTCTTGTGTCAAAGATGGAAGCTGAAAAGCCAACACTTGCCACAAAAACTCGTGCGCTTAAAGACGCTTTTAATAAAGATGGTCGTACAAGAATTATTGAGCAAGCACAAAACTATAGGTATAGAGTTGATCGTATAAATAATATTTTACGTAGAGTTGGTAAATTAATATCGTTTGGCAAAGACCAAAACAACTTGGGTACGGCCTTAGCTACATCAGCAGGCCGTGCGGAAAACGCATACCAAAAGCATTTTTATACAGACATCAGTAAGGCCAACGACATGTTGGCCGATTTAGCTAAGTCTATGGGTATTACGGTACAAGATGCTTTAGCTCGCTTACACATGTATGCAATTCACTTGCATGACCCAGAACGTAGAAAAATTAAATACCTGCGGGAAGTACCCCTTACTGATAACCAAGCAGTTAGGGATCGTGACAGCATCATAAAAGACGTAATTAAAATAGACCGAAATAAATTGGGCGACGCTGCGGCTAAACAAGAAGCTCAAAAACTGCTTGCAAAGTTGGAAGCACTTGTGGCGGCAAAGGGGGTTAAGACTTCTCCACTATTTGATATGAACAACGAAGCCTACAACACACTAGGCCCGTATAGCTTAGATCAAATAGAGGCATTTGGTCGTGCGTTTAGCGGCGACAATAAAACTAAAGCTGAAAAACTTATAGACATACTTCAAAAGATTGAACAGACAACGATTGACCTTAACAAAAAATCAAACTACTTTTCACCGCCAGTACAGAACTTAGTTGATTTCTATGACTTTAAGTTTTACTTCCCGTTTAAGGGTAGACCTGATACTGGGCCTTCTGACTATCAATTAGATTACTTTGGGCAAAACGTTGGTGGGGATCTTCAAGACAAACAAGAAGCTTTTGATGGTCGTATCACTGACGCAGATAACCCAATCCTGAATGTTCTTAATGAAGCTAGCAAATCCGCCATGCGGCTTGGTAGGCATGAGGCTGGGGTTACGCTTTCAATTAAAAACCTAATAGACTCAAAAATAATCAGTGGTAAGCCTGTAAAGACAGTTTCGTTTGAACAGAGATTTGACAACAAACTTAATGAAGAACTTAAACGTGGTGTAAAAAATATATTCCATTATTTGCCCGACGGTAAAATTCAAATTTATGAAATCAACGATAGGCAAATGCTTGAGGCTATCAAACGCCCGTTACGTGATGACAATTGGTTTGTTGATAGCCTAGGCAAAGCCACCAGCATGTTTGGGCAGATGCACACCCGCTTTAACCCAGCGTTTGCCCCGATGGACTTTCTGCGTAACTTATTCACCTATGCAGGGGTGCTTGGTGCTGAGACTTCTGGTAAGCGTGGGTTTCAGGTAATGACTGAAATGGCTAGTATCTTAGCCAAGAACGGTTTTACTAAAACTGCCAAATACTCGCTTGCATTTAGTCGTGGTAATGAAGCTGAGATGGCTCGTCTTGCCAAGACCGACCCTTTCTATAAAGACCTTAGAGAGTATTACGAACTAGGCGGTCGAGTGGCATACCTGCAAGGCATAACCATCAAAGATAATCTTACTGATGCAGTCAACTCGGCAGACCAAAATGGTGTCATCAAGTCTTTGAGCGGGGCAAATAAATTCTTTGATGCTTGGCTCGACATGTTTGAGATGTCTACTCGCATTGCCGCTTACCGTACGATGCGGGATCAGTTTGTAGCCGAAGGTATGCCGATTGAACAAGCAAAAATTGAAGCTGTTGCTTACGCTAAAAACCTTGCTAACTTTGAAAAGACAGGCATCAGGGGTAAAGAACTTGGCGCGTTCTTCATGTTTTTCAGGCCAGCAGCCACAGGTGCAGTACGCGCTTACGAAGCCTTGTCCCCAGCCCTTGACTATTTCAAATCCGACGAAGAACTCAAAAAGATAGTTAAGAAAGAAGCCGAGGATGTTGGTAAGCTAACCGACGCTGACATCAACAAGCTTGTCAAAGAATATCGCAACAGAACTAAGAGTGCTGCTACTGTGTCAGCTACTCTGTTCGGTGTCGGCGCGGCAACGTTCATGATGGCAGCAGCTATGGCTGGCGACGATGATGAAGGTAGGAACAAAGTATTGACCGACGATACTGCACGGTGGGTGCGTAATGCTCGATTCAATACTGGCCTACAGTCAGGCGGCAAAGATATTGTTTTGCAGATACCTTGGGGTTTTGGCCCTGGCGCTTTTGCATCAGTGGGTGCTCAGATCGCAGCCTTTGCGTCAGGTTCGCAGTCGTTCGGTCAGTTCATCAACAACGTCTTGGATGCTGGTGCTGAATCCTTCATGCCTATCCCGATCTCCAAGATCAACAAGTTTGAGCATCCTGTAGAAGCTGCTCTTGACTCTGTACTTCCCAGTGCATTGAAGCCTCTCTTTGAGTGGGCGATGAACATGGATGGCCTTGGCCGCGAGATCTACAACAACAGGCAGTCACGAAACAATGACGCCTACACAGGTGGAGATAACATCCCAGAGTTTTTCAAAGATGCTGCTCGTTTGTTGTACAACATGTCAGATGGCAAGATCGATGTGTCTCCCAACACGATGTACTTCTTCTCCAATAACTATCTTGATGGTGTGTCACGACTTGCATCATGGAGCTACAACACGGCGCATACGATTGCCGGTAACCGAGACTTCGACTTCAAAACTGATACGCTCTTGCTTGATGCCTATCTGAAGGCCCCATCTAACTACGATGCACGGCAGTTCAGTGAAGTTGAGAAAGAAATCAAGAACCTGGAGCGGCGCTACCGTGCCTATACTTCAAGCGGCGATGCAGAAAGGATAGCTGACTATTTCCAAGAACATCCTTACGACAAGTCAGTCATCGACTACTACAATAAGTTCAACGGACAGCTAAACAAATTGCGCGAACTTGCCAACAAGACAAGGACTAATACAAACCTCACGATCAAAGAGAGGCAAGACCAAGTCCGTGTTTTGATTGATAACCAAAATAAGATGAAGTCAGCTTTTGTGCAGTCCGTTGCCGCGTACGGCATTGAGCCAGACTAAGCCAGCCGCCAACATCGTACCCCCAGCACACCATCTTCTACGATGGTGTAGCACTTCACTCGTACACCTGCCCGCTTAGATGTTTCGTCAATGACATGGTGGGTGTTAGCGATGTGGACGGTAGGTATAAAAAAGCTTTCACCTACCTCCATGAACTCGTAGGGCAGAATCCACTCTGGTTCCTCAATCACTGGACAAGTCCTCATCAAAGAGGTCAGACACATCCAGTCTGAACTCGTAGCCTTGGATGTTGGCTACGTTGAACTTCCACCCTGCGCCGAACCGCAGCTTGTAGGGCGCGGTCATGTTCTTGCCGCCCTTCTTGAGGATGCCCTTGTGCAATAGCTCGCCTTCAAAGGCTGTGATATTGATCTGCAACTTATCAAGGTGTTCTTTCATGGCAGATGAAGATATGAACACCCTACCTGTATGAACTTCGGTGCGGATTAACAGTTTGTCGCCCTTCGGCTCCATCACCACTTTGCCATCATTAATCATCAGTATTGAATTCATGTGGTTGATGATGAACTCATTGATGATGTCCTCGTAAGACTTCTTAGTCCTACGCTCTTGGTAATGCATGTCCCACATCTCTTTGAGTACGAACCGATATAAGTCCTCAAGATCATAGTCAAGGATCTTGCTCTTAATAGCTATCTCACCAGCGGCAAGAATTGCCGCTAATCCTCCCGTCCAGTAGCTGTAGCCTGTGTCATCAACAAAGTCTTTGAGGATACGTAGCTTCCAGTCAGTGACTGTCTTTTTAGCGTTGTCGATGTTGTAGTCGTACAGCGCTTTGACGAACATTGGCCCTGCATGACCAAAGTGTTCCTTGAATGGATTGAACAGGTGCTGACCTTCGCTCTCTGTTAATCCCGGTGGCTTGTTGATATGAAACTCTAGTAAGCGGCGAAGCTCACCTTCTGGGTTGGCCTTGCCTGTGGCAAAGAGTTTTTGTTTGTTCGACTGGTTGGTTGTCATAAGCACAAGCTGACTTGAACCGTCCGACACCTTGCGCTCTAAGTTGTATGAAGTCTGTAGCCTGATCTTTGGTTGCTCGTTCATTGGTAGCTTAAATATGGCATCCGATATGACCTGCGGCTTGAAGTTTGATGTCTCGTCGATACCTACTAAAAGATTGCGTAGTGTCGTAGCTCTCTGAAAGATACCGTTAGTAGTCGCGCCGTCTTGGGTTGTAATTTTTTGTTTTATAGGATCACCGAACACACTCAAGCCAGCTTGCAGAGCACCTGTCTTTCCTGACCCCTTTTCACCTGACAAGCTGATAATAAGCCCGCCGATATTTGTCATCGGCACAAGTATCGATCCAAAGCCAGTCAGTAAAGATAGCCTGTGCAGTTCAAACCCTGGCCTAAGAAATTCTTCAGCAGCCGTGCGCCATCCACCGTATGTTCCGTTTGGTCTAATGTGAGGTGACACGTTGCGTAATGACGGTGAGACAGGGCACTCAAAGTCTCCCTTCGGTGTGATCTCGATGCCGCCTGACACAAAGGATTCATAGCTTGGTGAAGTCCAGCCCATCTGAATCCGCATGTTTTCTGCTTTTCTTCTGTGGATGAAGTGTGAAGCCCATTTCATAAAATATTCCTTGAGTAATGCAACACCCTTGTCGTTGACCATGATCCCGTTGCTGTACAAAAACTCCTTGTACTTGTCAGGCATACCCAGATATCGAAGCGGCAAGATATGCTGCGTGTCACCGTCTTGCGGCATTCTGATCATCAGTTGCAGTGACTCTCCTTCAAAAGGACTTGTTAGCCGTTTGATAGGAATGATGTCGTAGGGGTAGACTTGATACGGTGCTTGTTGGATGCCGTTCTTGTCTGGGGCTGGCTGAAAATAGATGCCACCGTTGGCTGGCCGCATGAAGGGGAACAAGTCAGGAGGGAACTTTAAAAATTCCTTCGGTATAACTTCGCTGCCTTTTTCTTCTGAGTCGGTTGAGTCTGAGGAATCATCAGGACTTTGCTCTGCCAACTTAAGTCTGGCAACGATGCCGATTGGTGAGTTTGATCTGACTTTACCTTTGTACGGACATCCATCACAACCGCCGGGGTTGAGACCTTCAAATGCTTCGCAGCCGTGTGCCCATCTTGCTTCGGCAAGACTTTGTTGAGCTTTTCGCTCGGTTTCTTCTGGAGTGTACTTTGGATGCCCCTCAGAGAGGAGATGGATTGCTGTATCAGCATCAACACACCTAATGGCGACAGATATTCCAGCGTACCACATCGGCTCCTGACAAGTAGCTGTGTTTTCGATGATCCATCGGATTTGGTTACATCCGTTTCCTGCGAGAGATTTTTCTGCAAGTTCTCTAAATTCAAATTCATAGTCGTCATAGCCAAGAAGTTTTTTAGTATCCTCATCAAGTCCACGTTTGACTTGAGCGAGGTCAAATTCAGCCACAGGTTTAGCGACCTCACCGAGACAAGATACGATCTCATCCAGTGAGTACAAGTTGATGTCCGTGATGACTTCAGCTAGTGGCGGTTCAACTGCATCACAATTCTTGCCATAGTTGTAAGTGCCCGGAACCCGCAAGATCCTTGCTCTGTCGGCTGGCACAGCAGGGTCGATCACCAATCCATGATCAACGCATAATTGCTTGAGTTTCTGTGCGTAGGGTAACCACTCTTTAGTCGGTATCTCTTCTTTGAGAATCCAATAGATATGAAAGCCATTACCTGAATCAACCACAGTCGGCTCAGGCAACCCCATCTTCTCGACCCAACTTATCACCGCATCTTGTGCTTCATCCTTTGTTGCGTAGCTATTCTTCTCTTTACCTACGTCAATATCTAGAAAGAAACTCTTGATATAGAGGGAGTCGTCTGCTGCCCGTGAGTAAGCTGTTTCAAACGACGACAACGCAAACCAAACATTAGTGTGGGCCTCCTTCTTTGCTTTTTCAATTAACTTATACAACTCTTCTAAAGATGCGTTTTCAGTAAACCTTTGCCGCATCCTGCTAGGCTCACTCATGGAGCACAAACAATAGTTGCCTTGGCTAGGCAGTATTGCCTCAAGAAATTTTTCGTACATGGCAGTAGAGACAATAAGGGCAGGGACCAGCCCTGCCCGTAGACAATCCCAAGTTAATTGGGGCCAGATGTCAGACTTTTATAGTATGTAATTGAGGACTTGTAGTCCTTGATCGGTAGCACTCCTTTTGCTAAATCTTCATCGATGATTTTTATGAGAGCTTGAGCTAATGGGACTTTGTCCTCTTTCATAGGCTTCCCACGAAACCAACTATGCACAGTCATACGACTGACGTTCATTAACTTAGCCACGAGCGTTGTATGTAACTTTGCTTTAACACATCGTTTGGCAAGCAGAATCTGGATACCATCCTTGACGGTCTTGGTATCCAGATCCTTAATGAACTCCGCTGTATAGCTTCTAGGCACTTTTCTTAGCCCACTTCTTCACAAGATCAGACGCAGTGCCATCGCTAGTAGCCGCGACCTCGGCACGTTGGGTGCTCTCACGTTTAGTGGGTTCACTGTCATCGTTCTTCTCGCCCTGATAAACCGTCATCTTAACTGCATTGATGGCGGCTGGGGCTTGCCCTTGCTTGCGGATCGTTTCAAGGTCATTCGTATCGACCGCGCCTTGAGGTGAAAACAGTACACGCGGAACCTTAGCCTTCGTATCAAATTGCATCTTGGTAACCACCGCCCCAGCACTGACGTTATGGGACGCAAGCATCTGTACATACGGACGGAAGGGCCAACGACCATTTTCTTCCTCTCCAAAAGAAGATGTTGCAGGAAGCACCAACTGATACACAGGGCCATCAACCTGTTTAGGCAGGACAACCGCAGTACGCCAAGACATGCGGCAAGCTGCGCCCGTACCACCTTGGCCTGAACCCTTGATCGCGTTAGGACACGCGGCACAGGTAGGCGACACAGGGTTTTGAACTTCTGCGTCAGGCGTCTTGGAATCGGTTGACCAGCATACGGGAGAAGATTTTTGGCCTTCCTTGTATGCACCTTCGTAATAGGTACGGGACGGGTTGTGGGCCATCTTTACAAAGATCACGCCCATGCTTCGATCTTCAATCGAGGCTTGCTCTTTACCGTTGACAATCATACGGAAGGTTCCACCAGCGATGGAAATCCTAAAGTTCTGCATACCACCGGCAACTGCTTTGGTATCGTCATCGAGACCCTTGGTTACGATGGCGGCTTGCTGAAGTACTACTGCGAGATCGTTACTCATTTGACTAAACTCCTACTGGGTTAACAACTCATAATTGGGAACAGTGATTACTGCGTCCCTGCTTGACGGTTTGTACACAGTCACAGTGTACTCACGGGCTACATTTATGCCTGGGGGTAAACCGTCTTTCTCACGCCCCACCATAAATTCTTCAAAGTTTGTTTCATGGACACGCTTCTGAAGCAGTTGTGGCGCTTTCTGCTCAATCACGAATTCATAAAAATTATTCCAGTCAGTGACGTGGAACCGTGACTTAACTTTACGACTAATAGTACCGCTTTGAGTACGGATGCTATCCGCACCTTGTTCAGCACATAACTTCAACATCTCTTGCTCAAGCACGACTTGCTGTGCCTTCAGTGCCTCGTCCGTGGATTTGAACGTAGCGGCCAACTTCTCCCGCTCACCACGAATGTTCATAAATGCACTGACGATGTCATTCAGATTCATTATCAGCCTCCATTTCAGATGAATACAACTCAACTAACTTCTCATGTAAATCAATTTTGTTTTCCAACATGCGGTACATCTTTCTCTCTACTTCTGAACCTTCAAGATGAATCACAGTCATCTTGTTCTGCTGGCCCACTCTATCAATACGGGCTACACACTGTATATACGTTTCCACTGACATGACAGGCGACCAAAACACAATCGTATCTGCTGCTGTAAGTGTGATGCCATGCGACGCTGCTTGAGGTTGTACAACAAGCACCCGTGGATGATCCGTTGTTTGGAATCTAGAAAATATAGCAGCACGTTCGCCCGCGCTGACTTGACCGTTGACAATCTCTGCTGTGTAACCTCCTTTGATAAGATGTTTATGAACAAGCTCAATCGTGTGCGTGTATGGTACGAAGACTATAACTTTGCGCTCAGTCTCAACCATCACTTCTTCAAGCACACGCAAGCGATGCGATACGTCAAACTCTAACACTTCTCCGCTGTCTGTGTAAACAGCCCCACCAGAAATTTGTAACAATTTAGTAAGCATAGCGGCGGCATTGACTGCACTGACCTTCTCACCCGCTGCTTTGATCAGCAGTTCATTCTTGAGTGATAGATAATATTTCTGCTGTTGCCCAGTCATCGGGGCGCTACGGTACTGATACATGACCTCTGGCAGATCTAAGCACTCATCTTTAGTGAACCTGATCGCAGGTTGTAATACTTTATAGACCACCTCTCTAGCACCGGGGCGGGGCATCCACTTAAATTTAGTAACGGGGAACATCACCCTGTCGCGCCATGCTCCAAAAAATTTTGGTACATTCTCTGGGCAGACTAGCTTGGCAAGCCCGTACGCATCCACAGGCGACTGAGAAGCAGGAGTGCCTGTCAGCATCCACAACCCTGTGTATGGTAGGACTAAAGCCTTGAGTGTTTTCCAACGTAATGTTGTTGAGGTCTTGTAAGCGTTGGCTTCATCAACTACGATGAGATCAAACCCAGCGTTATAAATATCTTTAGCTACAATATTTACACCATCATAGTTGATGATGACGAACTCGTAACCACCGTTGATAACCTTTGACCGCTTGGTCGCCGATCCATAAGCCACGGCTGTTCTACGGTGCATAGCAGTCTTAAATAGGTCTGCCTGCCATGCTGAATACATAATTGATAGTGGGCAGATGATTAGCACACGCTTGAGGATGCCTTGGTTCATCAGATAGTCACAGGCCCATATGACCGATGACGTTTTGCCCGTACCTGCTTCGTTGAAGCAGAAAGCCCGTGGGTTGTCAGTTAGAAATTGTGCCGTCGTCTTCTGGTGATCAAACGGCTTGAACATTCCGGGCCAGCTATAGTCTTGCATAACTTATCCATAACTAAATTAACTTGTCACGCACGCGTCGGGGAAAATCCCCGACGATGCGACTAGACCTAACACGCCAGGAGGCTCCACTATGTAAAGCTGTAAACGCTGCCTAGTTGATGCGGTTTATTGGGGTGTCCACTCACACCTAACGACTATGACGTTCCAACTGCCGAGAAACGCCCCCCGTCTGGATCACATGTAAATTATAAGGGCTACATTGAATATGTCAACCCTTTTTTCTCTCTCTTTTGCTAACTTCCGAAACTAATTGTCGTTTGGAGTTACGGCGAAAGGATCTATTCGCACTTGGAGATTGTATTGTGTATCCATCTCCATTCGTACCTCCCTTTGATAGGGCGCGTCGATGAGCGATATCCTTACCTTCTCTTGCGTCTGCCGTACCATCGTGATCAGCATCCTTACCGCGCTTGTCAACAGCTCGTCTAGCTCGTTGTCGCTCCATGCGGTTTGCATGTTCACCTCTAGCTTTTTGTTGCTGATACTCTTTTTTGTATGGCCTTGGTTTGTTAACGTAAGGCATGTCAACTCCTATTGAACTCACAGGTTCGCACGGCACAGTAGCCGCACAGCACAGTCGGGTTAGCTAACCATTCATTGGTTGCGTGAGCCGCTTCCCACCGAGCAAGGTGAGGGGTGAAGTGTGCCCACAGATCGTCAGTTTGATCTCTTGTGTAGGCTTCGTCAACTATGACGTTGTGCATGATGAAGAACAACGCGGCCTTGATATTCAGCACTTCTGGGAAGTGGGCAAACACCATCAAGCCCATGAGCTTCAACTGCATGGGATCGGGGTAGTTGGCCTTGCCAGTCTTGTAGTCCACGATGTGCGCCGTGTCACCATCAACGATGATCATGTCAGCGATACCACGTACCCACCGATTCTTATCCTCGTAGTCACAAGCCTTGCGGTTAGGTAGCAGCCCCATCTTGTATTCAGGGTACTTGTTGCCATCGATCTCCAGGATACCATCGACATAGCCTTGGTATCGCTTGTAATTGTTTGGAAGAGGTGTGCCGTCTACAGCGTACTTCTCCAGAGCTTTGTGGACTGCATTACCGTAGCGTAGAGCTTGCGTGTAGGGCTGTTGAAAGTTCTTTGCGATTTGGGTTTCGTAGTGTCTACGTGGGCAACCCATGAAATCTTTTAAACGAGAGTAAGACCAATTGATAACTGATTCCATACTAATTTCTCCTATCCACACGCTCCGTAGGATAAACCATATTTGGCCTCACATGTGATAGGCAGTCCAGGTGCCCAGCTTGGTCTAGTGTTCATACATTCTATGACATAGGCAAGAGCTTCATCCAGTTCATCTTCTGGTACAACAACTACAACAGCATCATGCACAGTCAGTGCTGGTCGGTATCTTTCGCTGATCAAAAGCATCTGCTCGCCGATGACGCACCGTGCTAATGCTTGAACAATGTTCTCAACAATTGAGCCGCCCCAGACAGACACTGGGCCTCTACGCGATTTATAAACAATTCTAGATTTAGCTTCGGATGTATCGCGGGTGATCTCGGGGTAGTGCAGATAAAAGCCGTTGGGCAGAAGTATGCCCTCTGGACAAGCGGTCACGCAGTCGTGAACCCCTATGTAGTAGTCCTTCTTGTTTTTAGGCCAGCTTATAAGATTCTCAAGAAAGTCATCACAGTCAGCCCACAGGTCAATGATCTTGTCGTTCTCTGATCGATACAAATCAACGATGCGCTTGGCCTCATCATCATCAACGATGGCCCCCGGCGGCTGAGTCTTTAAAGTATGCTGGAGCTTGGCCGCACCTGTCCCGTACCCGAGTCCTAGTATACATGTTTTTCCAACAAAACGTTCTATAGGATTCTCTTTTGATATGGGGCGCCCATAGACTTTCGTTGCAAACTCAGAGTACACATCTCTGCCTTGGGCAAAGGCATCCACCACATCAGTCTGCCCAGCCAGCCATGCAAGTATGCGAGCTTCGATCTGCGATGAGTCTGAGTTGATGACGAAGTGGCCGGGGTATGGCACAACGGCATTCTTTAAAGTCTTTTTCTTCTTGTCGCGGCTAGGTAGGTTCTGGAAGTTGACCTTGTCTTGGCCCGCCCAGCGTCCAGTATGTGCGCCATAATATTTTAGCGGGATCGGCAAGCGGCGTTGATTACGCTTACCAATGTCGATGAACCGCTCGATGCGGGACTCTTCGATAGTTGACTTCGTGCCTAGACGCACAGCACAGAGTTGCTGAATAAACGGGTCTTCATGTTCAGTGAGCGCAAGGAACCCTTCATCGTTCTTAGCCAGTGCGAACGTGGGCTTGCCCGTGGTCGGGCTTTCTTTGATCGGCGGCTCTACGCCAAAAGATTTTAGGAGTTCCGCAAACTGCTTATTTGATGCCAGTTTTTTCCTTACCTCTTCCTCGGTATTGCACCCCAGCTTTTCTTTTAGCGAACCAAGAAGTTCAGACTTCTCCGCCCGCACATCCTCTAGCCTTTCTAATAAAAGGTTCTCATCCACGGTAAACACAGGGTGAATGTACATTCTTAAGGTTAAGTTTATGAGGTCTAGCTCAGACTCAGGAAACTTGTGGGCCATGCACCCAAACAATTTGTAAGTCAACTCGACATCGTTGACACAATACTCACCGTAACGTGCAAGCTCCTCGGGCGTAAAATCAGCTTTGCGCTTACCCTTGGCATGAATAACTTCTTCGCCTTTCACCCCGATCTGATACCGCTCGGCCAAGACTTTGAGACTGCCCCCTGCGTCCACACCGTGCAAGGCGCGAGCCATACACAGTGTGTCAAGATATTTTTGTGGAGAGATTTGTAATGTCCAGGCGAGCACGGAGCCATCGAACATCGTGTTGTGGCACAGGAGCATGGAGTCCCGCCAAGGCAGGGATCTCAGATGCTTGTTTAACATTTCACGCGACCCTGAAATCCAATAAGCAGGGGCATCGTTGATCTTGACCCCGATACCGATAACTTCAAATTCAGGGTGACGGACGTACTCCTCCGTCGTCAGTCGGGTCAGTGAAACTTCTTGACTGTAAAAAGTTTCTAGGTCTAATGTTATTAGGTTAATTTTTCACCCCTTGCCAAAATCTCGTTAGCGCAACTGTGCGCAACCAACATGCCATACGACCCAACCTCTCTGTGCATTGCAATATCTGCGCAAACTTTTGCACACGCCTCACGCTCGGCAGCGGCAACAAGGGCAGCGAAGCGTTCAAGGTTTACACCAATGCCCCACACATCATCAGGCCCATCTCGGGACGGGCCAACACGAAACCCCGCTTCCCGCGCCATCTTGACAATTTCATCTTGGGTCATTTGATAATCCTCAGTCATGTGTTCTTCTCCTTCAGCTTGGCTTCGATTGCTCTTGCAAATGTTGTTGCAGGTCTGATAGTGGTTATAGGAATTTCAGCAAGAATCTCCTCATCCGTCAGCCCAACCCATTCTTTCTTTTGTGGTGCGGTGTAAAGCGGTTCAACCCAATTACCTTCCGTTGGTTTACAAGCAAATTTGTTTGATAGTTTTCCGTCAGGTGATGTAGAAAACCACGCCACCGGCTCCTGTTCATCTTTTACGATTTCATCAACACGTTCTTGTGATGTGTCGTCGGCATCGACAAGTGCTTGGCGTAAAACGGCAATGGCTTCGATGTAGTAATTTTTATCGCCTGTTTCCATCAGCATCTCTG